AACCGCTCAAGCCAGAGAGATGTACACAAAGGCTGAGGTTGGCGGTGCAGCACTACGTGCTGGCATGCAAGGCGGAGTTACCGAGAAGTTCGCCGAGGAGATTACCAAGGCGGGCAAGGCAAACCTTGCCGAAGAAGCATTCCAGCGGTCTGCTCGTCAGCAAGAGGATTACCAGAGACTACTTGGTCTTGCTGGTGAACAAGCTGGCGCTGAAGACCTTGCTCGTGAATCACTGGCTCTTGCTGGTGGCGCAGAAGTTGGCATCAAAGCTAAGAAGCTTGCATCCAAGGAACGCGCCCGATTCGCTCAGAGAAGTGCGATTGACCGTACTTCACTTGGCTCACGTCTAAGAACACCAGACGTTTAATAGATTCCATCCCAGACCGTCCAGCCCTGGTGATGTGTATAAGTCTGGAAGTCATCACGTCTACGAATCACTACCCCTGGTGAGGAGTACGTGTGGTGCAGAACCCGATGAGGGTTTAACTACTAATAAAGGGAGAAAACAATGGCTGAAGAATACAACGAGTACGAAATGGAAGATGAAGACTACGGCAGTGGAACTGACCTAGTAAAGAAACTTCGTAAGCAAATCGATGCGCTCCAAAAGCAAGTCAAGGAACGCGATGAAATTCTTTCGGAGTACACAACACTAAGTCACGAAGCTTCTGTTGGTGAGATTCTTGAAAGTTTTGGACTCAATCCACGAATTGCTCAATTCATCCCAGAGGATGTTGAAGCAGATGAGGATGCTGTAGCCGAATGGCTAAACGAATACGGTGAGGCTTTCGGTATCGAAGCCGTTGAAGAGGAGACACCGTCTCCTGACGCTCAAGCATTTGAGCAAATGTCAGGCTTTGATGATGGAGATGTTGACCCATACGTGGGTCACGACTTAGCTTCCAGGATTGCGAACGCTAGTTCGCCAGAGGAACTAAGCAATCTACTCAAAGGCTGATACGTCCACTATCAACCCTAATTAGAAGGAAATCATGCCTACTACACCCGCAACGTCAACTACGACATCAACGATGTCGAACTTGATTCAGACGGCGTATGACAAGTACATTGAGTTTAACCTTCGCTCTGAGCCAATGTTCCGTAAGTTTGCGGACAAGCGCCCAGTCGATGTGACAAACCCAGGTAACACCGTCGTCTTCCAGGTCTACAAGGACCTATCACGTGCGACAACCGCACTAACCCAGACCCAAGACCCAGATGCAGTAACACTCAACAACACCGATAAGGTTAACGTTGTAGTCGATGAGTACGGTAATGCCGTAATCACAACTGAGCGTCTTGCTCTTGAGTCAATCTCAGCAATCGACCCAGCTGTTGCAGACATGTTGTCATTCAACATGCGTGACTCGCTTGACTCCCTCGTTTGGACCAAGCTCACCTCTCTCGCAACAATGCGTTACACAGGTACAACCTCTGCCGATGAGACAACCATCAACGGTGAGAACGTATCTTCAAGCACCACTGCTCCATACATCTCTGCAGCTCTTGCTCGCAAGGGTGTTGCAAAGCTTCGCGGTGCATCTGTACAACCACGTGAAGGTGGCTTCTACACAGCGCTTATCCACCCAGATGTATCTTTCGACCTTCGTTCGGAAGCAGCAACTGCTGGAAACGTTTCATGGCAGCTCCCACACACCTACACTGAGGCTGGCGTAGCTAACCTCTGGAACGGTGAAATCGGTATCTACGACCAGGTTCGTTATATCGAAACCCCACGTGCAGAAGCCATCTCTGGCTCTGGTACTTCAAAGGTATACGCAACAGTTCTTCTCGGAAAGCAGGCTCTTGTTGAGGCTGTTTCTTACGAGCCAAAGACTGTTATCGGTCCTGTAACTGACAAGTTGATGCGCTTCCGTCCTGCTGGATGGAAGGGTCTACTCGGATGGAACGTCTACCGCAAGGAAGCACGTTACGTCATTCAGACCAAGTCAAGCATCGCGTCCTAGTTTACACAGTGAGAGGGGCGGGCAACCGCCCCTCTCCACATAAGGAGATAAATGGCTAAGAAAAAGAAAGCTGAACAATTACCAGTCGACTTCTTTACGCCACTCCAAGAATATGCAGTGCAGGCTCACGAGTTATACAACTCGTTTGCTTCTGCGGGTTTTACGGAGGGTGAAGCGTGGGAACTAATGGTTCGACACCTTCCTGATTGGGAATTAGATGAACCAGAATTTACAGATAAGGGAGCAGAGTAATGCCAAAAGTTGGAAAAAAGCATTTTGCATATACTGAAAAGGGAATGGCTATGGCTAAGGCTGAAGCCAAGAAAACTGGCAAGAAGATGGCTGTAAAGAAGCCTAAGCTAAAGAAGAAGTAAATGGACCCAAGACTGAAGCGAGCAGGCGTATCTGGCTTTAATAAGCCTAAGCGCACACCTGGTCATCCGACCAAGTCTCATGTTGTCGTTGCCAAATCTGGCAGCCAAGTAAAGACAATCCGCTTTGGTCAGCAAGGTGTCAGTGGTTCTCCAAAGAAGGCAGGCGAAGGCAGAGCCTATCGCCAACGTCGTCAGAGTTTTAAGGCTCGTCATGCCAAGAACATCGCTAAAGGAACTATGTCCGCAGCATACTGGGCAGACAAGGTGAAGTGGTAATGGCAAAGATATTTCGCGGACCAACTATGACCATCAAGCTTGGAAGAAATGAAGACCTATGGTTTGTTTCTTATCCATGGGGTAAGACCGTCGTCAAGAAGAATGGCACTTGGTCAACAATTGTATCGCCACAAGATTCATCTCTTGCAAGTTATGACAAGGTACTTCGTGGCGGATATGACAATCCAATTACAGATGAAGAAGCAGCAGAGTTAACTGCTGCAGGTTATGGTGATTACATTGTCGAAGTGTAGAAGTGGTTGTAAGACCCAGGACCATGAGTCTTGGGGTGAATGCCTTAGAGCATCAAACATTGCTATAAGCAATGAGCCAGTTGCTGCTGCTATTAAAAATACAGATAGAGAACTAAGCGCTTATCGCGATGCCCGCAAACTAGGAATTCAACCAGCTTCAACAAAGATGAAAGATATTCAAAAAGCAGTCAGGGCATCTGACATTATTGGAAGGGCAGCGCAGGCATAATGGCTACACTGAATGAACTGACTGAACAAACAATTGCTGAAATCAACGCTTATGTAAAGAATCAGGAATCGGTAACTATCATTACCAGCGCAGTAACGTCCGCTGATATAACTATGCTTGTTGACGATGCCTCAGCCATTAGCCGTGGTATTGCAGAGATTGATGATGAATTGATTTATGTTAAGAAGTCAATCGGAACTAGCGGTACTATTCAAATTCTTGGAACAACTGGTAACCCAGTAGGTAGAGGCTGGAGAGGCACTACCGCAACTAGCCACGTAACTGGCTCGGTTGTAAGAAACAATCCAATCTTTCCACGTAGTCAAGTCAAGAGAGCAATCAACGAAACCATTAAAGGTATGAGCTTTCCTTGCATTACAAATTATACGTTTACGTTTGATGGGTCTGATTATGCATACGTAATGCCAGATGGACTAGAAGATATTGTTGGTATCTCATGGGACGTACCCGACTCAACTGGCGTATGGCAACTTATCAAGCGATATAGAGTAGATAAGAATTACTATGATTCAACCACATCCTCTATAAAGACAGCATTGATTCTTAACGAATCACCAATGCCTGGTCGAACAATCAATGTTCAATATACAAAGTTTCCGACTGCTATTGCTGATAGCCAACAGCTAACAGTAAGCGGTCTTCCATCATCATGCGAAGACGTTGTACGTCTTGGCGCGATGTATCGACTATTGTCGACAGTAGACCCTGGAAAGGTTACAGCTACTTCGGTATCTGCCGATGCGCTTGACCAACCAGTCCAAGCTGGAGCATCAACTACCGCTGCGAAGTATATCTTCCAGCTCTACACCGTTCGCTTGCAAGAAGAGATTGGCAAGCAACAGAGTAACTTCCTAAACACAATCCAGTATACGAGGTAATGAATGACAATCGCACGTTATTACAGCTCGACGGCTGCTAAGACCACACTGTCTAGTGCAATCGATGCGAGCACGACAAGCACAAGCTTGTCACTGGCTGCTGCCTCTGGTCTACCATCGCAGTATCCATTCACACTTATTCTTGAAAAAGATACAGCCAACGAAGAAATTGTTTCCGTAACTGGTCTTGTTGGTACTTCATATACCGTAGTTCGCGGTGAGGATGGAACATCAGCCAAGTCTCACTCTGTTGGCGCAACAGTAGAACATGGCGTATCGGCACGTGACTTTGCCGAGTCTCGTTCACATGAAGCAGCAACGACTGCTCACGGAGTTACTGGTGACATAGTTGGAACTGGTGCAGCTCAAACTATTACTGGTGTCAAAACATTTACAGCATCTCCTGTAATTCAGGGTGCTACTATCTCAGGAACATTTACCTCAACTGCCACAATCTCAGGCGGTACAATTACTGGCGCAGCAATCACTGGTCTTTCTACTCCGACCGCTTCATCATCTGCTGCAACCAAAGCTTATGTAGACACAGTTGCTGGTTCAGCAACCTCGGCTGCAATATCAGCCAGCTCTGCTGCAACCTCAGCAACTAGCGCTGCGAGCAGTGCAACTGCTGCAGCATCATCGGCTACAGCAGCAGCAACTTCCGCAGCAAGTGCTCTTACATCTCAAACATCTGCAGCGACTAGCGCAACCAGTGCAGCAACAAGCGCATCAAGTGCTTTGACTAGCCAGACATCAGCTGCTACATCTGCATCTTCTGCAGCTACCTCTGCATCGAGTGCTTTGACCAGCGCTAATAGTGCAGCTGCTGATGCAGCAATAGCTGCAGCATCGGTTGCTTCAATTGCATCTTATGCAACGTCGGCTGCCAACTCAGCATCTGCTGCAGCCACTAGCGCGACATCCGCTGCTGCTTCTGCAACAGCTGCTGCTACCAGCGCTGCAAGCGCTGCAACATCAGCGACATCCGCTGCTTCAAGCTATACATCGGTTATTGGTCTTACAGGTTCAGGTATCTTACGTGACCTTGGTTTGATTACAGATACCGATACAACAACCAGCACATATCTAAACATTGCAACGCTTACAGCATCTGCTCAGACAAGCGCTACTTCGGCTGCGACAAGTGCAACCTCAGCTGCTACTTCTGCTACCAGTGCTGCTGCTAGTGCGACTACTGCATCCAACAGTGCTGCTACTGCGGTTACATCTGCTTCTCAGGCAGCTACTTCTGCATCAAGCGCAGCAACCTCTGCAACATCGGCAGCTACCTCAGCGACATCAGCAGAAACTTCTGCAACCTCGGCAGCATCATCTGCGACCACTGCATCTAATAGTGCAGCGACTGCAGTAACGTCAGCATCACAGGCAGCAACTTCAGCTACCAGTGCAGCGACAAGTGCCTCATCTGCAGCAACATCTGCTACTGCTGCTGCAACAAGTGCAGCATCTGCTGCTACATCAGCCACTGCTGCAGAAGCTGCTTGGGATTCATTTGATGACAGATATCTTGGACCAAAAGCATCAGCTCCATCTGTAGACAATGATGGCAATGCGCTAACCGCTGGTGTAATTTATTACAACACTGGCGATGGAATGATGTATGCCTATAGCGGAACAGCATGGGTTGTATTTACATCTTCTGGAGATATAACTTCGGTAACCGCTGGCACAGGTTTAAGCGGAGGAGGGACCGCTGGTTCAGTAACGGTATCGCTTGATACATCAAGCGTATATGTACTGCCAGCACAGGCAACTCATACTGGTAAGTATCTAACTACCAACGGTTCCACCGCAAGCTGGGGAACTGTTGATGCACTTCCTTCTCAAAGCGGTAATGCTGGAAAGTATTTGACTACCAATGGTTCAACAGCGTCTTGGGCAAGTATTGTCACAGACCCACTAACTGACATCTTCATGATGATGGGAGCATAACAATGCCAGCATTTGCACTACAACTACGTCGAGGCACAACAGCACAGCACTCGACATTTACAGGCTTGGTCGGTGAAATAACGGTCGACACCGATAAAGACACCATCGTTGTACACGATGGTTCCACAGCTGGTGGATACCCACTGGCAAAAGCTTCTGAAGTATCCGCTTCAAGCTTAGACCCTTTTCTCTTGATGGGAGCATAAATAAATGGCATACAAAGTATTAGGTCGCAAGGCTGCTGCTGCCACAACTGCCGAGGAACTCTATGCGGTTCCATCTGGTTCTTCAGCTGTGGTGTCAACAATCGTTATCGCTAATCGCTCAACTTCTTCACGTACATACCGCTTGGCTGTCAAGCCAACCTCTGGTACTACATTGGCAGATGAGCATTATCTAGCATATGACATTGCTATTGCAGCTAATGACTCAACAGCGCTTACGCTCGGAGTTACGCTTACTTCAGGCAATGTAATTGTTACATACGCATCTGCAGCAAGCTCACTTACTTTCACTGCATTTGGTTCAGAACTAACCGCTTAAGTTTTAGAAAGGCAATAACCGCCATGGCTGTATCTCGTTTTAGTAATTCCCGCTTTACTGCAGGGCTACCTAAATACACCCGCTTTTGGGACCAAACTACACAACTTGGTGTAACCGTTGACTACCTTGTAGTTGCAGGTGGAGGTGGTGGTGGTGCAGTTTCTGCACAAGGTAACGCAGGTGGAGGTGGTGGTGGTGCTGGAGGTTTTAGAACAAGTACAGCACAAACATTTAATCTAGGAGTAGCATACACAGTTACTGTCGGAAATGGCGGAACTGGAAAAAGTACAAGTTCTGCTGGTGCTGGTGGTTCTGGTGGAAATTCTAGTATTTCAGGTTCGGGTTTCACAACTTTTACTGCAACTGGCGGTGGTGGCGGTGCTGCAGAAGGAGCAGATAGTGGAAATGGAACTGGTGTTGGATTACGGGGTGGTTCTGCTGGCGGTAATGGTAGAAGTGCAACGGTTCCACTTGGAAACTTAGGTGGCTATACCCCATCCGAAGGCAATGACGGTGGAGCAGAAAATGTAGGTCGTGTTGGTGGCGGCGGTGGAGGTGCTAGTGCTGTAGGTGGAACACAAACAGGCGGTACAGGCACTTATGTCGGTGGCGTTGGTGGTAATGGAACGGCAAGTTCAATCACAGGCTCATCAGTTACCTACGCAGGGGGTGGTGGTGGTGGAAGTTATGTAAGCCAAGCCATTGCTGGTGGTGCTGGCGGCACTGGTGGTGGTGGAGCAGGTGGTCATGATGCAGTAGGCGGAAACGGAACTGCTAATCTTGGTGGTGGCGGTGGTGGTGGTAGCAGTGGTAGCGTTATTGGAAATGTTAAAGCAGGTGGTAATGGTGGTAAAGGCGTAGTTATCATCCGTGCCACTCAACAAGCAGCATCTACGACTGGTAGCCCAACTTATACAACATCAGGTTCTTACCACATTTATCAATTCAATGGTGATGGGAGTATTACTTACTAATGGCTATTCGTAAATTTTCTACAGCTTCCATTAAAACTGGAACTAAGTCATCTAAGTTTTGGGACCAAGAAAGCGCATTAACAATTGCTGCTGATATTTTAGTAATTGCAGGTGGAGGTGGAGGTGGAGCTTCTGGAAGCACCACTCACGGATACGGTGGTGGAGGCGGTGCGGGTGGTTATCGTTCTGCTGAAAATCAAAATTTCAAATTAAACTCTACCTACACTGTAGTAGTTGGCGCTGGTGGTGCTAGAGATAATAACGGTGTTAATTCATCTATTTCTGGTTCAGGATTTACTACATTCACTGCTGCTGGTGGTGGATTAGGCGGTAATAAAACTAATACTGGTAAAGATTCCACGCTTTACAATGGAGGTAATGGAGGCTCTGGCGGTGGCGCTGGAAACGAATCTAAAGCTGGCGGATTAGGTAATACCCCATCAACATCACCATCACAAGGAAATAACGGTGGCGCTGGTTACACTGGACCAAACAATGCTGCAGGTTCTGGTGGCGGTGGTGCAGGGGCTGCTGGTTCAGCTGGAACAAATAATGGTGCTGGAGGCGCTGGAGGCGCTGGCTCAAATGCTCACTCATCCTGGGCTACTGCTACAAGTTCTGGAGTAAGTGGTTATTACGCAGGTGGAGGTGGCGGGGGAGTTGAAAACGATACTTACGCTGGCGGAGCAGGTGGCTCTGGCGGTGGCGGTAAAGGCGATGGCTCTAATGGTGACGGAGTTGCTGGCACTGCTAATACTGGAGGTGGCGGTGGTGGTGGTGGTGACAATGGCGCTAAAGCAGGTGGCTCAGGAATTGTAATCTTTAGATTATCTGGCTCCGTAACAGCATCTGCAACTACAGGTTCCCCTACCAGATATGAAACTGGTGGTTATACATATTACAAATTTACTGGCGATGGCTCAATTACATTCTAAGGAGAAACAATGGCACACTTCGCAAAACTAGATGACAACAATGTTGTCCTTGCTGTTCATGTTGTGAACAATGATGTCATCACCGTTGACGGTGTTGAGTCAGAGCAAGCAGGTATTGACTTTCTAACTGGTCTGCATGGACACGACAAGTGGAAGCAGGCTTCATACAACGGAACTATCCGTAAAAACTATGCAGGTATTGGGTTTACCTATGATGAAGGACGTGATGCGTTTATTCCTCCACAACCATATACATCGTGGACATTAAACGAAACAACCTGCCAATGGGAATGCCCTGTTCCTTATCCAATCGTTGACCCTGAAAACCCAAAGCGTTATGTCTGGTTTGAACCAAACCAGCAATGGATTGAATTAGTACTACCAAACAACTAGGAGAAATAAATGAATGAAAAAACTTTTGCAGCTATTAAAAGCTATGTCCGCCATTTTCTCGGTGCTTGCCTTGCTGCCTTTGCTGTTGCTGGCGGGGATATCTTCAGCCTTGATGTCGAAGGGCTCAAGACAATCGTTACAGCAGGAGTCGTGGCAGTGCTGCCCGTCTTGCTCCGTGCTTTAGATACAACCGACTCAGCGTTCGGAAAGACAGAATAATGACAGCCACCGAATGGGCTGGTATCGCGGTAGCGGTTACCACAATAGTCGCCAGCTTTGCTGGTTCCGTTCGATGGTTAGTCAAGCACTACCTTACTGAACTTAAGCCGAATCATGGCTCATCCCTTCGGGATTCTGTAGACCGTCTTGAACGACGTGTCGACGAGTTGTTTACTTTAATTGCGGGAAAGTGATATGAATGAAACCAGTTGTAGCCAAGAGAGCCACTCCTGCTGCGGTTGCTGTGCTGCGCCAAGCGACGGCACTAGCACCGAAACGCAAGAAGGCAAGCGATGGGCTCCTGCCCAGTGCTGCTCATCTGAAAGCAAGCCCAACTTCGGACCACAATACTGGGCTAGCAGTAGACCTAACCCATGACCCAGCCAAAGGTATTGACTGTGCGGTCATCTTTGAGAAACTCAAAGATGACCAGCGAGTCAGTTATTTAATCTTCAATAAGAAGATTTGGTCAAGGAAATTCGCTAAGCAAGGCAATAGAAAATATACTGGTAGTAATCCACACACATCGCATCTGCATATATCAATACTAGAAGAACACAAGAACGATACATCACCTTGGTTCTGGTGGATGAATCAACCTAAGTTAAAGAATCAAATCAAAGCAGCACTATCGGTGCTGCCAGATAAGAAGCCAGCAGTTGTTGAGGTCAAGCCTCATCACCATTGCTGCTGTCCAGATTGTCCAACTAACAAGAAGTAGGGGTTACACGTGGCTACAAATAACAAGGAACTTGTCGGCGACCTTCCGATTATCCTCAGCCAAGCAATCCCTACTGCGCTGGTCAAATACCAACGTGAGGACTTTGCTGCTAGTTATGCTATTGGTAATACACCATGGCTATCTGCTGCGTCTGACCAGAATCGTCTGAGCCGTATTACAACTACATACCAGAAGGAACGCATTGACCAAGGTACATCTGCTGGTGAAAACTCTTTGTCTAACTGGTGGCTTCGGTCTGCAACTTCTTGGCATCATGGTTCTGGTGAGCGTTACTATGATGCTACAGATACTGATGAGTTTAGATACTACGAGTCGTACAACATAGACCCATGGACTATAGGTGAGATAAGTCTTTTACCTAAGACTACGCAGTTGTCTACAACTGCGATAACTGCCAAGCCAGCCACCACAATTGGTGGCTCTTTTTATATCCAGGGCGATAACGTTTATTACTATAACAGCTCTACAAACAGCAGCACATCTACATCTCTTGCCACTTCAGTAGTGGCACAGGTGCTAGCCAGTGATGGAAGCAGTGCAATCGTAGGTGCTAGCGATGGTGTTTATACCGTAAGCACATCAATGGTTGTGTCTAAGATTTGGGCTAAACCAAATGGCGTTACTAACTTTACCGTCCAAGCTATTGGATTCGTCAAAGACCGTATCGTCATTGGTGTCAAAGAAGACACAACGCAATGCGTTGTTTATGAAATAGCAAGGTTCCCATCATCTATACCTACGACTATTGGTAATACAGAAGAGCGGTATACGTTCAAAGATTCCTCTCTTGTGTGGAACTCTGTTGGCGAACTCAACAGCGCCATCATTGTTGGCTATACGCTTGGTGCAATCTCTCGTGTTCTTTCGTTTAGCCTGGATGAGACATCCCCACTGGCTGCTATCAAAGACCCAGTAGTTATTGCAGAGTTACCTCGTGGTGAAACCCTTCACCAGATTAGAACTTATCTCAATGAGTATGTGGTTATGGCTACTACCGCTGGTGTCCGAATCGGACAGCAGAACTCAGATGGAACTAGCTTTACCTATGGACCGCTGTCTGTTGAAGGCGATGTCCAGGATATAGCTTTCCACAATAGATACGTATTTGCTGTACGCAATACAGCAATCAATAATACAAAAGGCTTATGGCGTATTGACCTTGGTCAACCTATCGATAATGGTTATGCCTACGCACCAGACCTAACTACAGATTCAGCTGACTTAGTTGGTATATCTTTCCTTGGCATATCCGATAGAAAATTTATGGTCGGGGCATCTGGTGTATGGATTGAACATGCAACCGAACTTGCTTCATCTGGAACAATCAGCTCTGGTTTGATTCGTTGGGGTACTGCTGAAAAGAAACAACCAGTATCTCTCGCTATTAGAACAGCGGGAACTGCTGGCGTTGTCGGATTCTCTGTTGCAGACCAAGATGGAAACGCATCTGCTATCGAAGCTATCCCACTTACTGGCTCAACTGACTTCCAGTTGTCAGCTAGTTTGCAACCAGCGGACCACTTTGAAATTACATTGACATTGACTCGCAGTACATCTGATGCAACTGTTGGTCCTAAAGTAGAAGAATGGCAGTGCCGTGCTCTACCAGCACCACTACGTTCTCGTACTATTACATTACCGTTACTATGCTACGAAGAGGAGCGCGACCCAAATGGAGTCACAAGAGTATCAAACCCATGGGAGCGCATTAACTATCTGGAACGCATTGAACAAAATGGAGGAGCGGTACTACTCCAAGACTTTTCTTCGGGAGAAGAACGAGTCTGTACTATCCGCGCTGTGCAGTTCGAGCAAACTTCTCCTCCCTCTTTTGCATCGGGATTCGGTGGAATAGTAACCATCCAGTTGCAAACAATTGATACTGAAATACCTATTCAGTAATGGAACAGAACAAACTAATATCCCTGGTTTCTCCAGGTGAACGTCACCCCTTGGTCAATGAAGTAAGGGTGGCGTTGAATATCGCTGGTGATGATGTGCTAGACCCAGCCCTAGCAGAAGTGCTGAAGGGATTACAACGGTCGCTTTCCATACCAGCAGTCGGGTGCATCAACTTAGCCACGCTGGATGCGCTCGCAGTTGCTCCGCCTGAATGGTAGGGAGCCAAAAAGAAAGGGGGACTTCGGTCCCCCTTCTTTTTGTTTTTACCGAAGCTTATGTATGTAGTAACGCAACTCGTCAATAGATTCAAGGATGTCAGTCATGGCACGGTGGCGATAAGTCTTTTCGATATCTGACTTGTCCACCCAGCCAAGGTTATGCAGTAGCTTGGATATGCCAGAGACATCGATAACCGACTTGCCAACATACTGGTTGAACCTAGGAAGCTTTGCTTCCACAAATCTTTTATCAAAGTAAATGCTGTTGCCAGCTATTGGGTATTTGTTCTTTTCGGCTATCGCCTCAATACTCCAAAGCTCCAGCTCTAAATCAACTCGTTCAATCTCTGGAGCTTCATCAATCCCAGCAAGCAGGTAGTTCTTTGTATGTGTCTGTCTAGCCCAGTCATTGATGGTGTATCCAACTGGTGGACGGATGGTGCTGTGGTATGCGTCTTGTACGTAGAAGTCGTAGTCAGTAACTACCACCGCTACTTCAAGGATGGAATCCTTTTCGTAGTCCACCCCAGTTGTTTCTATATCAACCCAGATTATTTTTTCCATAGTCTTATCTTATCACGGCTCGCCCTGTGGCGAGCCTTTCCCGCCCTCCACCCCTCAACCTTATCACATCCTTGGTCAGAAACAAATCGGCGTGTCTTGCCAGGTTTGGTACGAAATGAGAGTATACTCGGCTATATGAATGAACTACCCCCACACCGCTCATATAGCCAGCTATCTACCTGGCAATCCTGTCCACAAAAATACTACCTCAGCAAAGTAGCCATGGTCCCTGAGAAACCAGCCGTGTACCTGGCTGCTGGTTCAGCAGTCCACTCGATGCTGGAATGGTTGAACCATGAGTTCTACAGAGCCCAACAACAATCTGATTAACCAGCGTGGTATACCCAGCAATGAGTGTATCAATTGTGGCTCCAACATCCAAGTTGTCCGTGCCGTCTTCCAAGACTATGAATTGGTTATGTGGTTTACTGATAGCTTCTGTGCGAACTGTGGTTCGCCGATGACAACCCCAACACCTGTGGATAACCCAGACTATATTCCGAAGGATGATGACGATGAATTTAACTGAGAAGTGGCTTGACGTATTCAACGAATCTGTTAGAGTTACCGAAGAGCAGTCAGGTATTCCAAGCTCTGAGTGGAAAACAAGTGGTCGCAAAACCACTGCCCGCCCAGACGGAGAAGACTTGGCGTTCTGGCAAAACGATGGACTCAAGCAGGTTGAGTCATACCAGAAATGGTTTGCTCAATCTGGTTGGAAAATCGCAACCTTGCCCGATGGTCGTCCTGGCATCGAATGGGATGCAAGTGTGCATTTCGGAGGCACACCTGTACGCTTTGTCATTGATGTCATTTACCAAGTGGGGGAAGACTTAGTAATAGTCGACTTCAAGACAGGTGCTAGGACACCATTCGGCATGATTCAAGCTGGCTTGTACGCCAGCGGTATTGAAAAGATTTACGGCATCCGCCCAAAGTGGGGCGCATTCTTTATGACAAGGCAAGGTCAGCTCGATGACCTGTTTGACCTTTCACATTTGAGTATTGATTATTTTGATTATGTATTTGGTGCGATGAATGACAGCGTGTTGCAAGGTTGGTTCCCACCATCGGTCGGAGAAAACTGTAAGATGTGTTCGTTCCAAGACAAATGCCCAGCAATGGGCTCCAAAGATTTCCCACTGCAAATACCAACTAAGGGAAAAGAAAAGAGGAAAAAGTAGATGACTGAATCTACGTTTTCGTATACTGGCAAGTTGAATGGACAGGACTTGTTTACCGTCCGAGGTAATACAGTTGCTGAATTCAAAGCTAACCTAACCGCAGCCATCGAAGCAATCGTGGATGCACAATCACTGCAGTCACTGTTGGTCAACCGACCATCAGGTAATGCATATGCACCTAACATGGAGCAAGCAATTCAAGCTCTCCAAGATGCAGGTCTAAACCCGCAGCCAGTAACTGCAGGTTCTACACCTCAAGCGATTGAGGTTGTCAAAGATAAGTACGGCAATGAGTGGACCTATGGTCACCCAGATGCACCTGACCTACCAGATGGTCGTGGCAAGTACGCCAAGAAGAAGGGCGTATCCAAGGCGGGTAAGGCTTACGTTGGTTGGTTTGACCCAGCCAAGGGACCGAAGCCGTTCAAGCCAGGTGTTGCCGAAGCAGAAACTATCTGGACTAAAAACTAAATATGCGTTCACTATTGCAGGTAGTTGGGGTGGAGTCACCTGCTGGTAAGCAATTACCAGAGGTGCTCCCTCTGTTTACTGCCAACCAGGTAGCCTTTCGCCAAGCCCAGTTGCACCTGATTGCAGGTCAACCAGGCGGTGGTAAAACACTACTTGCATTGTGGTACGCCATAACCTCTAAGGTTCCAGCGTTATATATCTCAGCGGACTCTGATTCCAGAACAATCGCAACTCGTGCAGGTGCAATCATCATGAACAGAGATGTGTCTGACGTTGAGAGAATAATGGATACCGAAGCTAGCGTTCTTCTTGAAGATGCGCTAGCCGACGGTGCAGGACATGTTCGGTTCGCCTTCGACCCAGCACCTTCCTTGCAAGACATCGAGGAAGAAATCGAAGCGTGGATTGAACTGCACGGTTCTGCACCTGTCGCGGTGTATGTTGACAACTTAATGAACGTCGCTGCAGCCAGCGACAATGAGTGGACTGCATTGCGTGATGCAATGTCAGCGTTCCACTATATGGCTCGTGAATACGAGACTGCCTTCATCGTTCTGCATCACGTCAGTGAGAATGAAAAGATGAGTAAGCCAAACTACCCAGCGCCACGTAAGGCTCTGATGGGGAAGGTTGCAGCCCTGCCAGAACTGGTCTTATCTGTGGCGCTGGATAGCACTGCTAATGCGTATCGTGTTGCGGTTGTCAAGAACCGTCACGGTAAAGCTGACCCGAATGCCGAGGAGTATCTAACCTTGGCTGCTGAAGCAAGCAAGATGATTCTGTATAACTCTTCTGCTGAATTGTTCCGAGCAAGGACAGTAAGTCAGTGGACGTAAACCTATCTAGCTTTGATTTGGATTTTACCTACGGTCGTGAAGGTGAAACCCTAGTCGAACAACTGTTGACCAACGGTAGAACTGTTGAAGTAAAGCGTGACCGTAAGTGGCACAAGACTGGAAATCTTTACATCGAAGTTGAATGTTGGTATCTTAAATCCCAATCATGGGAACCATCTGGTTTATCAGTAACTAAAGCTGACTACTGGGCGTTCGTCTTAGAAGAAGGCGTACTAATGGTTCCAACTGATTACGTAAGATATGTAGTCAAGAACTGGGGTCACGAGATAACTTGTGAGATTCCTCCAAACCGTAGTAAGGGCTACTTAGTAACGGTAGAGAATCTGCTAGCAGCTATGAAGCTGCTAAGAAAGGAAACAATTAATGGAGTTTCCAGACCTAACGGCGGGACTGTGTAGAGAGATTGGCACTGAACCATTCTTTCCAGATGGTCCAGGTGAAGCCGAGTCTATGTACAGACTAGCCAGAACTATATGCTCTGGCTGTGGTGTTAGGAACGAATGTCTTGAGTGGGCAGTAAGACACGAAGACCATGGGATGTGGGGAGGAACCACACCAGTTGAACGCAGGCACATTAGAAGAAAAAGAAATATAAATATCCAGGAAATTTATGTAAAGGATTACGTATGAAAACATTTGGTTCAGCAGAGATTAGGTTTTCTAAAGTGTGGCTACATTGTGGCTACAGCGTAAAGCGTTTAGCTTTTGGTATCGGTATCGACAGATACAGTTTTAACATTGACTTTGCTTTCTTTTGGTTTAGCATTGAGTTCTAATGACAACACCATCCAAACGCAAAGGTTCGCAGTACGAACGTGATGTAGTCAAGTGGCTCATCTCTATGGGCTACCCATGTGCAGAGCGGGCGTATGGTGCAGGCAGGCACGACGATGTCGGTGACATCGACGGCATTGATGGTGTAGTTATTGAATGCAAGAATGAAAAAAGAATTAACATCCCTGGTTATCTAAAAGAACTAGAGGATGAAATGATTCACGCTGATGCAGAGACAGGCGTGGTTCTCATAAAGAAACGTGGCACATCTAATATCTCAGAGTCATACGCGGTCATGACCGCAGAGCTCTGGGTGAATCTGCTAAAACAGGCAGGTTACAATGGACATCAGTGAACCAGTGACAGTGGTACACAAAATGAAAAGAGGTAACTATGCGGTTCGCAATAGTGATTCTGCTTTTCTCTTCGATGCAAATAGCATCTCCGAGTTTGGCACTATCGCCAGAGATGACATACGAGAAACGCTTGCTGGTTACAACCGACAAGCGGGAACGTGTGAAGCTGACGCTAGCGGAAATCACAACCGACAGGAAAGAGGTTCGCTGTGCGCTAGGGATAGCGTACAAAGAGAGCCGATACAACGTGGACTCCTTCAACAAATCGAGCGGAGCACGTGGAGTATGGCAGTTACTCTGGGGCAAACCAGAGTGGTCATTACTCAAACAAACACAAGAAGCACACAAGTATGTGCTACATCGATATGAAACTTGGTGCGGAGCGTACAGGTTCCACCAGGAAAGGAATTGGTATTAAGAAATGAATCAGCCTGAGTTCCTTCAAGCAGTCTTTAGTCATTACGGATTGGACCTACCGCTTGGCGGTGAGAAGTCCATCCTTTGCCCTGTACATGATGACTCGCACAAGTCTGCTTCGGTGAACTCAGACAAGGGAGTCTGGGTATGCTATGCATGCAACGGTCGTGGTTCTGGTATTCACATAATCATGGCACGTGAAAACTTGGCATAGCCAGAAGCCCGCAAGT